GCCAATCCTGCTGCTATCCACGTCTTATAACCTTTCATCATTTTCTGCCTCCTATTAAATTAATTGTTACTCTGGTTTATCTGGATACACGACTTCATCTGGACTATCATAATCCTGTGGTATATCCCTTAAACTTTGCCTGTAGGTTGTCCACTCCTGTTTCTTTTCGGTAGTTATAGTAATATCTGGAAACATTATATAATCGCTGTCTTTTAAGAGTTGGTTTCTCTCTTTTCTTATCTTTCTCCACATCATTTTTGCCTCAATTTCCGCATCGCTTATTTGAGCATCCAAACTGGCAAGCGTTGGTTCTACTCCAAGTTTTTCTATGTTCCAAAATTCAATATAAACACCTTCACCTGCATCTACTAGACTAAAATCATCGGTAATTGCAGAAGTATATAAATGTCTAATTTTATTTGCATAATTACCCATTATTAAATCTCCTTAAAATTTTACTCTGCAATTTTAAATCCCTGAAACCAAGCCGATTGAGTTCCATGACCACAAGTTCTAGAAGAACCATGGTCGTGGCGTAGAAATGCTTCATAGTAATCTGAAGAACCATTTGCATCTTCAATAGCTATACAGTTGGTTGCTCCAGTTTGTGCAGCCCCATGATATATCGTTGTATCTCTAATCTGCGCACCGTTCCTTCTTATAGAAATACCAATTCTTTTTGCATCACCTAAAGCACCTATATAACAAGTATGTATTAGTAAGTATTTTCCCGCTACGGTTGGTGTGAATCTATAAAGACTCGTGTCATAATCACTATTTGAATCAAACTCCTCAGTATCATACGCACATTTTGTAGTTACTTCAGAATCTATGGCCTGCCCTCCGTGGTCGCCATATGCCGAGAATATAGGAATTGTTCCAATACCTGCCGAAACAACCCCAGTACCATCAGCCTTTGTATAGTTAATACATTGTACAGTATTAGAACCTGTAGACTGAAAGGTTGCAACATCCCCAGCAGCAGTAGTAATATTAGCCTCACCTGGCAAGTCTAAGTTAGTAGCATGGTGAGTCATTGTTAAAGCACCGTCAAATTGTAATGTAAACTGTCTATCGGCTGCAACAGTCATCGCTGCAAAACCTGTCGTGCCAGTTACATCAAAGTAATCTCCATCTGTGTCAATTACGAGTGGAGATGCCGATGCTATATCACCGCCTTTTTCAGTCTGCATATAGTTTCCGTTTGCATCAAGGAACCCGCCCAGTTGGGGGGAACCATCAGCAGCCACACTTGCTATACCCCCTGCCTGCCAAGAACACGTTCCATCCCCATCTTCTCTTAAAAACTTCGTTCCCCCTGCCTCTCCTGTGCTTTTTAACTCTGTACCCTCTAAATCCACATAAGTACCATCTACTGCCGTTCCCTGCCATGTTCCAGAGGCTACCGTTCCTGTTGCCGTGATATTAGCCTGTGTAAAATGTTCATTGGCAGCAAAATTAGCCAGAGAATCGTGGTCTATATCGCCATCCGCAACAGCACCAGTAGAACCACTAACAGAAGTAACTGGTGCAGTTTGCCAGGAACAACTGTTATCCCCATCTTCTCTTAAAAACTTAGTTCCACCGCCTTCTCCTGTGCTTTTAACTTCAGTACCTTCGTCAATCAGGGTAAGGTCTTTATCTGGCATGGTAACTGTTCTTATAGTACTTGTTGATATACCAGAAGCCTCAAACGCTATCTTCTTAGTTGTATCAGTCTGATCTGTAATCCTAAATACATTATCAGCAGGAGTGTCACTGCCTGCACCTGCTGGTCCTGTTGGGCCAGTTGGTCCTGTTGCCCCAGTTGAACCTGTTGCTCCTATATTACCAGAACGTGTAAGACTTATATAAAGAGTATTGGTATCTGATATTGCACCGTTAGATGCAACATGAGTTACTGGTATCTGTAACCATCCTGTATTATCCACTACTGTACCAGTTACACTAAAGACCGCAAATGTTGCGGGTGTCCCAGACTTTCTAATTGTAACAAAGCCCTCATGTGAAGTATTAGTTCCATCATCAATACTTGCAATTAAATCAGATATATCAGGGCTTCCTGTATCTGCTGAAGTTGCATCAATAGCCAGATTAGTAACCGAAGCTACAGTAGCATTATCAAACCTTACATCTCCTGCACCAGGATCAGCCATTGAGGTACTACTGTCAAATGTGTATTTCCAGGCCAAAGCACCTGCTGATGCCTCTGCATTTGATTCTGCTGTCTCGGCATTAGTCTCGGCAGTCTCTGCTGCTGTCTGTGCTGTCTGTGCTGCTGTCTCTGCTGTCTCTGCATTAGTTTCTGCTGTCTCAGCATTAGTCTCAGCCGTCTCTGCCGCAGCCTCAGAAGCTGCTGCTGCCGTTGCCGAAGTTGCTGCCGCAGTTGCAGATGTAGCTGCAGCTGCTGCATTAACAATCAAATCCCACTTGGCACTATCAGTATTGGTATTAATAGGCTGAGAACCGCTTGATGTATGTGATGTATTACAATAATATATATTATTATTAGATGTGTCTTTAACGAGCTCTCTCTCTATATAAGCAGTAGAAGTAGCCCAATTACCTTTATAGTCCCCTATTAAAGCATTTCCCTTCAGTATCCATCTTTTATTACCTGCATTGGTATCAGGAGATATAACACCAGGGGAACTTTCACTTGCACCAGAACTATCATCCAGTGTGTAAAAATATGCCTTATTGCCTGTTACCACCATAGCCGCATCTAAATCTGACAGGTCCATTCCATCTATCTTATCAAGTGCACCAGTACCACCACCTGTCAAAGCAACTGCTGGATAAAATTTATTAGCCATCTATATCTCCAGATTATGAATTAGGTATTCTAAAATCTAATGTAACTATTAAGCCTTTGGCTGCTGTGCCACTATGAATAGCATCCACATCAACCCTTATAACATCATTTGTTGCCACACCATCATTCGATGTGTTAATCACTGCAGCTGTTGCTGCTGTATCAGAACCTGTCTCTGTTGTATCAATAGTAATAGCAGTAGATAACATATCAACGGAATCCGTAACATTTGCTATCTGTACGGTTAAAGTCCCTGTAATACCTGCTGTTATTACTTCTGCATGAACACCGACTAAATCCATCCCGTTCATTGAAGCGGGTATATGCCAGTAATGTTTACCATCACCTGTTGTATTATCAGTAGTAGGTGCAATAGCTAAAACCTGTAATGATACCGTTGTACTCTTTACAATAGGTATATTATCTATAGTCCTTGTAGTAAAAGCGGAACCTCCGTTTAGCGTCACCCTGAAAAGCTGGTCTACACCATAGTCGCTTTCATCTATCCAAAAACTGTAAGAACCATCACTTCCCGAAGTAACCTTACTGCCCGTAACCGCACTACCACCAGAACTGGCAGCGTATATAGTAGCCTCTGTTGCTGTACCTGTAAGGTAAACCGTAACATCGCCACTTACTACCACATGCCCCTGTTGGTCTGTTAATGTACTTTCAAATGGGTGTCTCATTTACCCTGTCTCCTCTAAGTCTAATAACCAGTCTTCATCATCATCATCCCTGTAATCTTCAAAGAGATTGTTAAGTACTGGTTGTTTCTCTATTAAAACCTTATATCCATACCCACCCTGCTCATAGCAGTCACCGCCACATTCCTCAACTATACCCATAATAGATACAGTCAAGCGAGCAAGGGCCTTCGAGTGTTTATTCATATAACCCTCATATTGTGCCACTGACTCTCTTTGATTTGGATTCATAACTCTTCCCGTTAAAATAAAATCTATTATTTATAATGTCTATAGGGTACAAATTAAACTCACCATTACTTGCCACATACAGCACTGCAAACTGGTGATCCCAGCTTCCAGCTTTACCTCTCAAGTAAGATGGTTTCTTATTGCACAAGCAACCGAGCCCCCAAGCTTTGAGAGTTTTTTGCATAACCATGTTAATACCATAAACCTGACTCCTGTGTGTGTGTCCATATACAATATTACAACCTAATTT